CAAGAGCCTACGCCAGAGCCAACTCCTGATCCAACTCCTGAACCGACTCCAGAACCTGAACCAACGGTAGAGCCAGAGCCAGAGCCTGAGCCAACCGAGGAGCCAGAGCCAGAGCCCACTGAGGAACCAGAACCAGAGCCAGAGCCTACCGAAGAGCCAGAGCCTGAACCAACTGAAGAGCCAGAACCTACCGAAGAACTACCAAGTGTGGACGAGGCGGTAGAGGCTGTTGCAGAAGCAGTTGGTGAGATCTTTGAAAACCTCCTAGCAATTACCGAGATCGGAAGCGATCTTGATCAAGAGGACAAAGAAGAGGCGCAACCAGTCGCGGTTGCAGTAGTCGCAAGCCAAGTCGCAAGCATTGCGGCAAGTGCAGCAAATGCAGCAAAAACCACTGGAGGCGGTGGAGGCGGAGCAAGCCAGTCTTCATCTAACCGAAAGGGGACCCGACGTGTTTAAGAACATCATTACCGACCTCATCAGTGGAGCGTGGACCATCCTTGGTCTCCTCTTCGCGGTGGTGGTCTTGCCAGAGGGTCAGACGCAGACCACGATGGCAACACTCTTTGTACTGTTGACAATCGGATGGCTCGTCACAGGGCCACTACGCTGGAAGGATTAAGATGAAATTCAAGGTCAAGTCACAACTCGATCACGTTGAGAAGGGCGGCATTCTAGACGACTGCGGTCCATCCAGCACGGCAGCCGCCGTTGCGTGGGCGTCCAAGTACACCGTTGACCCGTCCGCTGGCGATGGCATCAAGGCGAAGGCGAAGGCAACAGGGTTCGTGGAGAAAGAGGGAGTGTCCGACAACGGCTCTTCCCTTGGTGACCTGATTAAGACCGCCAAGGAACTTGGTGCCAAGGCACGCTACGCCAAGTCGTGGGATGACGTTGTCATCTCTGCGCACCGTGGCGCTGGGCTCATCATCTGGGTCCAGCAGGCTGTGGATTACCCGCCTGTGGAAATCAGCGAGTGGCACAAGAAGTGGCAGAACTACTGGATTAAGAAGGACAAGAAGCACATCGCGCAGGGCTACGGTCATATGACCGCCGCTGCGTGGGATGCTGTGGACGGCTGGCAGTGGGCCTGCCCAACCCGCAGTGGCAAGGGCAAGGAGAAGTTCGGGGTCTCCGTTACCGAAGAGCAGCTCAAGCAGATTGCTGCGAGCAAGAAGAAGCAGACGGGTGGCGCGGCTTTCAAGCACGTCGCCATCGTTGAGTGGAAGTAAGGAGACAGAATGTATAGCGACATCAAGGCGGGTATCCGCTGGATCATTGACAACACAGGCGTAGACGAGGCGCTCATCGAGTTCGGACGAACCTTCATCACGGTTTCCATCTCCGTCGCACTCGGTCTTGGCATCCCACTCCTAGACATCACGGGCGGAGACTTCCGCACGGTGCTGTCCGCAGGACTGGCATCAGGCCTTCAGGTTCTCATCAAGTTCCTTGACCCAAAGAACAGCGCGTTCGGGATCAAGGAAAAGTCCGCTGAGGACAAGGCTGCGGCAGACAAGCAGTTCGACATCTAATGTGGGTCTACGTCGGCGGGACGTTTGACCTATTCCATTACGGGCACGCCGCTTTCTTGGAGCAATGCGCAAAGCACGGCAAGGTGATCGTAGCACTCAACACGGACGAGTTTGCTGCTCGGTACAAGCGGCCCACCGTTCTCACGCTCGGTGAGCGGATTGAGTCGCTGCGAGCCTGCAAGTGGGTGGAGGATGTAATCGTCAACGTTGGCGACGAAGACAGTGGTGTGACCATTGACCTCGTTAAGGACAAGAAGATCTCGTACATTGCACACGGCGATGACTGGACTGGACCGGCACTGATGGAGCAACTCGGCATCAGCCAAGAGTGGCTGGACGAGCGGGACATCAAGATGCTTTACATCCCGTATACGAAGGGTGTATCTACAAGCGACATCATTAGGAGGGTCGGTGAAACTAGCAGCAATAGCAACCCTGTACGCTAGGCACGACAAGACGCTTCCACTCCTAGAGCAGATCTTCTCATCCACCAAGGTTCCAGACGAACTGTGGCTGATGTGCGAGGATGTAGACGATGCAAGGGTCGCGGTCAACGCACTCAACAAACTGGACAAACGCGGGATTGCCGTGACGGTACTTGAGACACCACGGAGTTCCAACGGAGACTACGCCATCATCCCGTACTCCAACAAGATCAACTGGGCGCTGGACAGAAGCAGGGCAGACGCCGTGGTCTACATCGACAACGGATCAATGCCCTCAAGGGAAAAGTATGGTAGAATGCTTCAGGCCCTTGAAGAGAATCCATCTTGGGGAGCCGTCTATTGTTCACAAGAGCGTAGCGGATACAATCCTAAAACAGCTTGGGCTGATGGAATCCTAGAGAATGCTTATGCGGTAGCAAACTACACCCAAGTAATGCACCGAATGACCAACGACCGATGGTCAACAAACATTGCCCACGCGGACCCAGATCTTGCAGATGCAATCTTCTGGCGCGATCTCCACAAAACACTTGGTGCATTCCACCCAATTGATGGAAGCACGATCCACGATTGGCACCACATTAACTCACAGAAGGCGGAGGGATTATAATGCCAAAGAGCGCAGCGTGGCAACGTAAAGAAGGGCAGAACCCCAAGGGCGGGTTGAATGCCAAGGGTCGGGCTTCGTATAAAGCGCAGACAGGCGGGACACTCAAGGCTCCGGTCAAGAGTGGAGACAATCCCCGCCGCGCTTCGTTCCTCGCTCGTATGGGCAATATGTCAGGTCCTGAACGCGACGAGAAGGGGCGCCCGACCCGACTCCTTCTCTCGCTTCAGGCTTGGGGTGCTAACAGCAAGGCGGATGCTCGCACCAAGGCCAAGAACATTTCATCTCGCCTCAAGGCGAGTAAGGCTTGAAGCCGCTCAACACTGACCTCGCACGCGACCTCGCTCGCGGACGAGATGACATCGAGTTCTTCGCAGAACGTTGGCTCGGTATTAAGGGGAACCCTGGGCAAGCAAGATGGTGGAAAGCGTGCGCCGAGCGTGACGAAACGGGCTACCGCCCGCGCTACATCACGACGGTCGTATCAGCAGGTAACCGTGCAGGAAAGACTCTTGCTATGGCTGTTGTGTGCCTCCATCACGCGCTATACAAACTAGGACTACAGAACCCCACCGCAGGAGACCCAGAGTCCTACCGCCGCTGGAGCGATGCTCCGTACGAGTGGTACCACGTAGGCATCCAGCAAGAGACCGCAGAGCTGGTCTTCCGCGAGATCGAGGCAATCCTCGGATCCTCGCATCCAGCGCAGAAGGGTCGCGGATGTGCTATAATGCGCGAGCTGGGCAAGGTCATTGACACCCAGAAGAAGTACCGAGGCGAGTACGCGTGGGTCAAGTTCAATCCAATCGTCGGTGGAGCAAGCATCCACTTCCGCACCACACAAGACCGAGCGAAGGCACTGCTCGGCAAGGATATGAACGGCATCTCATTCGACGAGGCGGCCTTTGAGCCACACCTCGTGATGATCTACCAAGAGGTGCTCAACCTCCGACGACTCTCCACTGGTGGTCCACTCCACTTCATCGGGACACCGAGCGAGGGCATCAACGATTACGCAGAACTCTGGGAACGCGGGAATCCAGAGAACCCATCACGAGATGACAAGTTCATCTCCTTCCGCCTCTCCACGAGGGACAACGTCGGGTACGGTCTGACGCAGAATAACTTTGACGACGTGATCCGCCAACAGGCGGAGTACCTCATCCCACAGAACATTGACGGATACTTCATCGAGGCGAGGGATGCCTTCTTCTGGAGCCAGTCAATCCTTGAGGCGTGCAAGACGCTAGAGGATGACGTGAAGCCAGTGAAGAACCACCGCTACATCCAAGGCGTAGATCCCGGCATCTCACACGATGCGACGTGGGCGATCACGCTGGACATCACCAGCCGATCCAAGATTCGCGGCGTGCGAGTCAGGAAGCGCGGCGGGAAGCAGAGCATCTCTGCGGTGGTGAATATGGTCCGCGAGGGCCATCTCCTCTACAGCCAAGACGGCGCCTTCTGCACGACCATCGTGGACTCCACTGGTCTCGGCGGCAGGCTCTTCCAGCAGGAGTTCTCAATGATCCGCCCGCTCCGAGGGTTTGACTTCGGTGGCACCAAGGCGAAGAAGGTGGAACTCCTCAACGATCTGAAGGCAGTCATCGACAAGGGTCAGATCGAACTCCCAGTCGGCGGTGTTTGGGACGAACTCAAGCGACAGCTTCTAGCGTATCGGCTAGACGACAAGAAACTAGAACAAGACGCCGTAATGGCGCTGGCAATCGCGGTGCGACACGCGCTGCGGAATCCTGAGAAGGGCGTGGAGAATCCAACCTTCACCTATTTTGGAGCAAGTGATTAATGGCTAAAGTTCGTAAGATTCCAGCAGTGTTCCAGGATACGCGCGGCGTACCAGGTCAGTACACCACTGACCCAGAGGTCGCAAAGCCAGAGCAGATTGCTGCAATTGGCCAAGCCATCGACAAGGCGCGACGACTACAGAAGGGCGCAGTCATCAGCGACCGCGTTGCCCGAACTGCACCGATTGCCACATCACCAACAAAGGTCAATCGCTCTGGCGGCGGATCCCTTGGTTTCCCAACTGTGGGAGCCAACGGACCATTGCCAAAGTCAACTCCAATCGCTACAGCGCCATCGTCTATCAACGCAACCTCCAAGGGCAGCCGCCGCGCCCCTGGGGGTTTTTCTGCTGGTCTGCGTGGCGGTCAGGGCACCCTCCGCATTCAGCCGAACGTAGAGAAGCTCTCGCCATCCGAGGCTGCATCGCTCAAGATGCTGGAGTCCTCGCTCGTTGCGCAAGAGATTGATCCAAAGAACAGCGACGACTACACCTTGCTCCAAGAGATCCTTGGTCGCAAGCAGTTGGTCGATCCAGAGCAGAACCGCCTCAAGGCGCTGTTCCGCCGTATGGACAACCTCTATCACCCGGAGACCGTCACCCTCGGTGGTGCCGACCACTGGTCCGATGATCCAAGCGCCCGCCTCGCTGGCCGCGCCCACGTCTCGGTCAACATCCACCACGCCTACGTCCAGATCCCTGCGGCAATTCAGGCGGTGCGCCCAGTCATCAACTACGTCCCGACTGGTAGCACTCCAGAGGATCGTCAGGCAGCGCAGCGACGCGAGCAGCTCTACTTCCGTTGGTGGGAAGCCAACGATATGGACCTTCAGATGGAGCAAGCGGCGCTTCTCAAGGAACTCTACGGACACACCGCTGCCAAGGTTTATTGGGATCCAATCGAGAAGTTGCCAAAGATCTCTATCATTGAGCGACCTGAGAACCTCTACCTCGGCTTCGGCAACAGCGACTACAACCGCCTAGACTGGGCACTCTACACCTACGGGATGTCGCCACAGTCCATCCAAGAGGACTACGGTGTCAACGTGATCCCTGTCAAGCAGGGTGAGAAGTGGTTCCCGTACACGAGCCGTGGCAGCCACGATGACCCAATCGGCAACGTGTGGGCGAACGCCTTTGAGCGCAACCCGCTCCGACGAGAAACTGCCTACGAGCAGATGCAGATTGAAGTCTACGACTACTGGTACAAGGTTGCCACTGGCCCAGGCAAGGCGCCACTGGTGTACAACGCTATCTACGTGGGCAACACCCTCGTCAAGAACGAGGCACATCCAGAGTACGGCGGACAGATCCCGTACATTCACCTGCCGAACGGGAAGATCCCAGGCAGCCCATACGGCAAGCCTGCGCTCTACGATCCTGAGCAGCTCCTCCGCGAGAAGGACGAACGCATCACTGCAATGGCGCAGATGATCCAGTCCATCGTCGGCGGTCAGATGTGGCAGTTGGTCGGAGCCGAAGCGCCTGACGAGGTACCGCCAAACGCGCTACCGAAGCCGGGTCGCGTGGCAACGCCTGGACCAGGCAACGAACTCCGTGCCATCCAGCCGTTCATTCCACAGTTCCAGATTGAAGCCTACGTTGCCCGCATCGACCGAGAGTTGACCGTGGCGACTGGACTCAACGACTTGCTCCTTGGTCTCGCGCCCGCGCAGGTGCTGGGTTCGTCCCGCGCCATCGCCGCGCTTATCGCCAACTATGAGTCCCGCCTCGCGCCAAAGCGCAAGGTGTTCTACTCGTGGATGAAGAAGGTCTGGGAGATGTGCGCCCGCATCTGGGAAGAGAAGGATCGGGACGTCAAGCGACTTATTGCTGGCGAATACCGAATCGAGATCATCGCCCCAGAACTTACCCCGCGAGACACGCTGGAACTTGCCAGCACCGCGATCAACCTCGTGCAGAACCGACTCTGGTCGGCAGAGCGTGCGATGGATCGTGTGGGCGTGGAAGATCCAATTGGCGAGAAGGAGCTCATCCGCGACGAGCAGACCGACGCCACCCTCAACCCAGCCGCAGTTGCCACGATGGCGCAGGTTGCTGGTCAGATGCAGCAGATGCAGATGATGCAGCAGCAGGCTCAGATGGAGCAGCAGCAGGGCGCGATGCAGGGCCAGATGGCAATCACGCAAGAACAGGCGCTCAACGCACAGCGTTCGCTTTCTGGGGCAGTGGATGGAAGCCAGTCACTGAACCAGCCAGAGAACCAAGCGCAGTTGCCGCCTGAGGCAAATGCTGCCAACGCAGCAGCTCCGGGAGAACAGAACCTCCTACCAGCCCCAACCGCTACTAATGAGGTACAAGCATAATGGCACGAAGAGGACGATTCGGTCGATCTGAAACTGGCGCAAGTGATCTTTCGGCAACGATCCGTTCGCTTGTCCAACAGCAACTTGCGGCTGAGGAGCAGATGCTCTTCAAGGCGTTCTACGAGGGTACGTCGTTTGGCGGATCCGTTCCGTCATACTCCGATCTTGTGTCCTTTGTCAATGAGCGAATCGGTCAGGGATCTTCAAGCGATTCCCAGATGGCCTACTACGAAACCTTGCTAAATCAGGCGAAGAAGTTTGAAGTAGGTAACACCTTCAAGGATTTGGAATCCTCATTCTACGGTACCCAGGGTCAGAACTACGACGAGATGGTTAGCTTCCTCAAGGGCGAAGGGTCTGAGTACGGCAGCCAGCTTTATAAATTTACAAAAGATTATGTCACTACCTATCTAGCCGACGATCTTGCTGGAGACCGCATTGACGAGGCAGAGTTTATGAGCCGCTCACAGAGCGCACTCAATGCGTTCGTTGATAACGCGGCACTCTACGACGACGTGAAGTATGACGTTTACTCAGAACTGTACGAATACCAACTTGGGGAACAGAAAGACATCCTTGCAAGAATTAACCCATCCAAGGACAAGCAGGTCATCAAGGCAAACGAGGGTCTTCTTGAATTCTACCGTGGCTGGGAAACCAAACTAAACGAGAATGGAATTGCTGGTGACTTCCTTGACACTGTGAAAAACAACATTGCCACAACTAACTTTAAGGTGAAAGAGCAAAAGCGAGTTGCTGCGGACAATGCTGCAACAGCCCTTCTTAGCAGCAGGAAGTCAGCATATGAAAACGCCCAGATAACGCTAGATGGATTTGCTAAGGAAATTGCAGGTTCAATCGGAATTGATTCAAGCGCAGAAGGCTTTGGGTTTAATGACATTCCTGCCGTTACCCTTGCATCCGTCCTAGATGACTTTAGTCCATCCGTTCAATCACAAATTAGAATGGCGCTTAATGATCTCCAGAAAAACGCCTCTGCATACTCGCAGACACTACAGTCGCAGGGAAACCGTGCTGAAGCATTGCAAATCCGCGACGTGTCTACCGCTGCTAAACTTGCTTCTGGTCAGGACGTTTCATTTGAGCGATACGTCAAGCAGTCAGAACTTAAAGACGCCTTGATGGCCGCCGCAGATGGATACCCATCTGACGAGCTTGCTGTCACTAGGGATTGGGTAGGGTTCCTTCGCGGGCAAACCACAGCATCTTTCGGGGGTGGGTTGCAGCCAGGAACTGACCGATCTGGACAAGAGGTTAGGACAAACATTGAGAACGAGGCCAGTGCATTTGAAGCCGCACTACAGGGTAAGTCTCTTGGGATTATTCCAAAGCTTTGGCTGGACGATTTCCAGTCAGCGCAACTTTCTCAATCTGGTCTATCTAATTCAGCCAAAGATTTCTACGGTCAAGAATTTTCTGGAGACAATAAGTTTACGGCGGCAGAACTCTCAAATATTAAAATCTCAATTGACCTAGAAAAGAAGATTGCCAGTGGGCAGACTGTAATCCAAAGAACCAAAAACGCTAACGGGACCTACGATACAAATTATATTGATGCTGGGGTTCCAGCGCCTGGTGGTGGCAGGCTGTACAAGATGGAACAGACGGCAGGCGGCAAGGTAGTTACCGTTGCCTACGATGGCGTGCCGATTTACGGAGCAATTGCTGGAAACCCAGACCTTAGACAACCTTGGGGATACAAATTTGAGACAAGTGGCGGTGATCTTTACTCCGACGCAAAAAGCGGGGTTGTGTATACACAGCCACCTATCGACGTCAACAAAATCAGGCAGTCTGGTGCTAGTGCTATCCTAATTACTTCAGACATCGTTGAGCCAGAGCCTGGAGCAAACGGAAACCTGATTATCCCAGGAGTAAAAACTTCTGGGACAGGGTCGGTGGCAAGCCTAGACGATTTTATCGCACCTAACGCAATTCGTGCAATTGAGAATCAAGGAGTAAATCCTTACGCAAGGGTTTCTTCAGATGACCAAAGAATTAAAGACCAAGAGGGAATTCTTGCAAACCTAAGAAACATTAGGGATTCCTTGCCAGCCTCATCACAGGATGCAGCTGATCTAACAATTAGAAAAGTAGAAACAAGTCTTAACGCGTTGACTGGGAGGTCAGAGGATTCTGGGGTACGCGTCGCCCAGATGAATGCTGAACTTGCAAAACAGGCTGCCACAGAGTTTGCAAAGACCAAGGAGCAGACTGGTTCTATTTCAGGTATAAGTCCAAATCCTCTTAGCAGGGTGCCATCATCGGCTGACGCTGCGGCAAGTGGAAGAGTATCTTCCGTTCTTGGTGAAGGCGCTCAAGAAATTTTTGGTGGCGCCAACGTATTCTTCCGTGAGCTTGGCAAGTTGGCTGGAGGTGTTGGGGCTGGTGCGCTTCAAGGCGCCGGTGCCCTTGCCTACGGAATCCCAAGCGCGGTAGGTGGTGCGCTATCTGCTGGAATTAACTTTGTTCTACCAGGAATTCCTGGGTCTTCTGGGTCTGGCGCAACCTCGCTTGCTCCAAGGGAATTTGCCCCAACTGGGCAAGTAAATCCTCTTTCAGTTCGACCACTTCCAAAAGGAACGCCAAGGACTACATCCCCTGGCGCTGGTCTCTCTCTGACGGCGCAGCCGTTTGTTGAGTTCCGTGCTGGTGAGCGCGCAAGTGGAACAATCTCAACACCAAGAACTACAACTAGGGCGGTAACGCCTCTAGGCGGAAGGACGGGTCGGTAATGCCAAGCCTTTTTGGAAAAGGTAGCGGCGGTAAGCAGGTATCCTCAGCCCTTAGCAATCTGTCTCTTGGTGCTGGGTACGGTTCTTCTGGTGGAACGCAGAGCCGATTCGGCCCTGGGGTTGGTCGTGCATCGGTAAACGTATCTGAGCCAGAGACTTTTGGCCAGTCCCTTGAAGGATTGGGTAAGGGAATCCTTGGTGTTGTCGGATCAATCCCGCTTGTCGGTGGAATTGCCAAGGGTGCACTTGAGCTCGGCGGTGGAGCTATTGGCGGTGTCGGATCTGCCATTGGATCGTTCAGGCCAGTGGAAACTGGTCCTAGCGTCGGGGACGTGGTATCAGGAATCCCAGGTGCAGCGCTTGACGTCATCAGTGCTCCGTCAAAGTTTGTCCAGAAAGATCTTATTGCCAAGGACACTGCACGCAAACTCAAAGAGGGGAACCTAAACGACGGATTTAGCAATGCTTCAGAGTACTACAACATCCCTGGAATCAAGCAACTACTCAACAACAACGCTACACAGGACGAGATTGCTGAGTTTATCTACAAGGAGGGGCTGACCTTTGGCTCCAAGCCAGACATCGCACGCGACCTTGTCCTCGGACTCGTTACTGATCCATTGACGTGGGTTCCATTTGGCGCAATTGCGTCTGGTGCAGCCCGTGCTGGAGCACTCACAAAGGCCGTAAGGGCTGGGGAAGTACTTGCCGCACCAGACGCTAAGTTCTGGCAAGCCTGGCAACCAGTCGGCGCAGTCTACAATGCCATCACTGGGATGACCAGTGGGTCCGCTCGCGCCGTTTCCAGCGTTCTTGCTGGTAAGGCCGCTGGCGTATTTGAACTTGCCTACAAAGCATCCAACGCCAAGAAGTATGTTGGCGCCCTATCCCGCGTTGCTGGCTCAGACGCAGATCAAGTCGTCTCAGAAGCCTCGCGCCTAACCTCATACACTGCGAGTCGATTTGCCAAGGCTGGTGCCGCAAGACTTGTAGCCGAAGAGTCTGCTCTTGCCGTTCGTGGAAGCTCGCAAAGCCTAGTCGTTTCAATCTCCGATGACCTTGCTCCACTTAAGCCACGGCTGAATGCTGCCAATGAGAAGCAAGTTGTCAATGAGGCGATTGAGATCTTGAACAAGCCAATCGCCGAGGGAGATGATGGTTTAGTTAATACTCTTAAGGCAATGGGGTTCAGGACTAAGGAGGTTGAGGAGCTTGTCCTAAAGGTCTTGAAGTCAGATGGAGAAGAAGGCCTCATCAAGGTTGCCAACGAATACCAAAGCAAGTTTCAGCGCAATGCCATCCTCGTCAAGAGCCCAAAGGAAGCGGAGAGCCTGCTTTCCACACGCGCGAGGACCCAGGGTCGAGCCGTCACTACGGCTGGTGTGCGCGAGGCAATTGCCTCAAAGCGTGAATTAACTGCGTTTACGAACCCAAGCAATATTGACGCCGCACGACAGTATGTTGTTTCCAATCTGCGCTATGGCCTGAGCCTTAGCGCAGAGCAGGGTGGACGACTCTTTGATGAAGTAATCGCGCCAGCTATCCGAGGCGGGCAGGTAGACGATGCACTGGACTTCCTTGATCTTACAAGAATGTCTTCCTTTGGTCGCTTGGCCGAAGGTATTGCCACGATTCGACAGACGTTCAAGGGTGGACCTGGTCAGAGGCTTACCCTAATCTCCGCCCGCTCGCTCACACAGGGTCGTGCGGACGAGCTTCGGGCTGCCATCGAGGCTGCCAAGGGGAATCCAGCGGCTATCCAAAAAATTGTTGGAGACGCTGCCAATCAATACTCTGATCTTTACGAAGCGTTTGGTGGCAGAAATCTTGCTCGCCTCAATGCCGACGAACTTGCCGAGGATTTTGCCAAGTATTTGGATGAAAGCAAGCCATCGTTTGTTCGCGGAATTACCGAAGAAGACGTCCTTGAGTTGACGCCACAGGCGCTCAAGTACCAAGATGAGGCACGAGCAGCGGGATATGAACTTGGCATTGCCCCAGAGGATGGGATAATTGAAAAGGTAATGACGCTGACCGACAAGATCGGGCGCGAATACCAGGCTAAGACATTCTCTCCTTTTGCCGACCTTGTGGACGACGTCTTTGTTGACCCGACCAGCCTTGGCCAGGCAACACTAACCTACAAGCGCAACGCTGTACAGTCAGCATTGAACTACACCTTCCGTCGTCGCTACGGTGCAATCATCGCGGAAAAGGTTCGTGATCGATGGATTACTGAATCAAACAGTATTGGGATGACTACAAGAGAGGCAAACGAAACCCTGCGCGTCATTAGAAATCTATCTGACGAGCAGCAAATCCTTCCTCGTGGCCTTGCTCTTGAGCAGGCGCTTGGCGCCAACAGCTCACTGGCCAAGGCAATCAATGCTTCACTAAGCAAGGAGGCAGTCCTTAGAATTTCCGAGCGCACTGGGGTCCCAGCAAACGATGTCTGGAAGACAGTCTTTATGAACATCTTTAAAGCGTACAACGGCGACCTCTCTGATCTTGGGCTTCTGCCAAAGTTTACCTCGTGGGTAAAAATGAATCTCCCAGGGATTGCAATTGTAAGCGATAACGCTTTCCCTAGATTTAGGTTCGGCGTTGCAAACCCAGCGTTCCGAACTGGTCAAGAAAACATTGAGCCAGTTTTCTTTAGGTTTACAACTGGATCTCGAGTTCGGGAGCAAAGAGTTGCCGGACTTACCAAAAACAGTATTCGGACTCGTGCTATACTAGGTGAGTTTGCAGATCACGCTCAGGTTGGAGATGCCCAAACTGCATTTATGCAGGCTGGAAATCAGGCTGCTATTCGCATTGCCAATAAAGAGCCAATGGTGATGGAAGCCCTCGGCAAGTTGGCAAAGGGTCAGGTTGGCGTCAAGGATGTTGGGCTTGCAATTAACAGGAGCAGGCTTGCGGTTGATAATCGTAAGCTTCGTGCCCTTGAAGCAATTATTTCTAAAGGTATGGCACGTAGGTTCTATGGTGTCCTCAATGATGAGTCACCGCAGGTTATTGCATCGGTCAGCAAATTTCTTGGGACTTCCGATCCAGAGAAAATTGCCTACTATATTGGTCTTGACTTTATTTCAAGGACAGACCCAATTGCATTGCGCGAACTTATTAAGGTTGGAGAGAAGCTTGGCCTAGACAAACTTGCCCCTATCCCGCTCAAGACACCACAGGAACGGATGCTATACCAAAATGTCGTTGAGGCAGCACGAACTGCTGCGGCACGAGAAGGTGAGAGAGCACGTCGCGCTATTTACTTTGACCCAAACCGTCCTTGGTGGGAGCGAAGTCTTAATCACCCATTCCTTGGAATTTATCCGCTCTCATATATGGTCGGAAAGGTTATCCCTGAGTTTGTGCGATTGATGGTCAAGACGCCGTTCCCAGGAAAGCTTGGCGGCGACCGTCTATTCCTTGGACTTCAGGCGCTGGACAACGTCTCTGATGCTGTTATTGCCGCAGAGAAGTACGACCCAGAATTCAGAACATTTATTGAAGACAACCCAGAGTTTTGGTTGCTTCTAACGTGGCTTATTCCATATACGCCAGACAACATCGGCTTTGGATTCTCGTCAACGGTTAGAAAGAATGTCATCGGGCCAGGCCTTAAGGGAGAGGCTCTTGATGTTGCAAACATCCCACAAGCCGCATTTGAGCAGTTTATTGGCGCATCACTCCCAGGAGTCTGGAGGATGGGCTTCAACGCCGCTGACGACATTATCAAGGACGCCCCAGACCTAACCGAGGGCGCACCAGATGTCCTCGAAATCCTACAAGGTAAGAATTAACCTCCGCGCTGTGCGGGGGAGGAAATAAAAAAGGAGAAATGCTGTGGCTGACGAAGTCGTAAACAGCGCCCCGGTTCAGTCGGATGAGGTAGTAGCCCCAGAGGTTGCTGCTGTTCCCACTGAGAACGAGGCGGATGTTACCACTTGGAAGAAGCGCCTAGCAGGCAAGGATCAGGCACTCACCGCAACGAAGAAGGAACTTGATGAGTTCCGTTCTAAGGCGGAAGAACTTTCACGCTGGAAGGCAGAGCAGGAGCAGGCATCAATGTCTGAGTTCGAGAGGGCGCAAGCCAAGATTCGAGAACTTGAGCAGAAGGCTGCAACCGCCGAGCAAGCTGTGAAGGAAGAGCGCCTAGCACGGGAATACCCACTCGCGTATCAGTTTCTAAAGGACACCAGCAATCTTGATGAGGTTGGCCGCGCTGCTGCGCTGGAAAACTTCGTGAAGCAGGCTAGTGCCGCTGCTACCCCAGAGTCGGCCCCTTCGCCAGTGGATCCAAACAATGCGCGTCGGGCAACTGCCGCGCCAACTGAAAAGCCCAACTCTAAGAGCATCTCAGAAGCTCTGAAGGCGTTGGGAAATCCATTCGCTGAGTAAGAAGGAGTAGCATACAATGGCTACCACGACTACCGGCACGTCAAACTTTTCCGATCTAGTCACGCAGCTTGTCGCTGCACGGGCTGAAGAGGAACTGCGCGCACGTGCCGTTCACGCGATGCCAGGGATGTACGTCCCTGCTCGCTTCATCAAGGGTACGAACACCCTTCGCTACGCTCGTTATGCCGACCTCGCGGTTAGCACGACGGTTCTTTCGGAAGGTGTCGCCCCAACGGATGACGCCCTCACAATCTCGTCCGAGTTCTTCACCGCTGCGCAGTACGGCGCGACGGTTGCGGTCTCGGACCTCGCCAACCTTGACTCGCCACACGACCTCATCAGCATCGCTGCTGAGCGTGTTGCTTACAAGGCTGTTCGTTCAATGGACCACCTCGTCCGCGACGAGATCTTTGGTTCCGCACTCACCAGCTCCGTCTTCGGCGCTACGGGTGCAACCACGCTGACGCAGAACACTGCCAACTCGGCTGTTGCCGCTGCTGGCGTGCTTACGGGAGCGTTCGTTAAGCAGATGGTTGCTCGCCTCAAGGGCAGCAACGTTCCTCAGTTCGCTGACGGCACGTACCGCTGCATCATCCACCCTGCGCAGGAGTATGACCTCGTGTCAGACACCAGCGTAAACGGTTGGATCGAGTCGCGCAAGTATGTGGACAACACCAACCTGCTCACGGGCGAGATTGGTATGTTCGCAGGCGTGCGCTTCATCGTCTCCTCGGACGCCAAGGTCTACGCGACCGCTGGTGCTTCGAGCGGCAACGTGTACAACGCTCTGTTCCTCGGACCAGACGCTTACGCGATTGGCGACAGCCAGACCCTCCAGAGCTACTTCGTGGCTCCGGGTGGTGACCACTCCGACCCACTCGCCCAGAAGGCGTTGGTCGGATACAAGATGCGCTTCGGCACCCTCCTCCTCGACGAGGCAGGCGCTCGCTATCGCATCCTGAAGACTCAGGCCACGGTCTCCGTCTAATCGGTACTGGGGGTTCCGATGACCCGCTCCCCTCTTTGAGGGGGGCGGGACCCCCGCCATAGAATCAACGTAGAGGCATCCAGGACGCGCCAGGAGCCACGAAAAGGTCGGGGGTGGTATGTAGATACCCCCAGAGCACAGCGAGGCTCTATGCTCGCTCAGGAGGGTCGGATGAACATTCTCGTATGGGGTACTGCCGAGCAGGGACCTTGCGCCTACTTCCGTGGTCATATGTTTGACGAAGAGTGGAAGAAGATGGGCATCAACGTCAGGCACATTGACAAGGTCAACTTCATCGCCAAGGACGGCGCACAAGGACTCAGTCAAGCGGAGGCAATGGCGAAGGGTCTGCTGTCAGTGGACACCAGTGACATTGATTGGGCGGACGTCGTAATGTTCCGCCGTTACTACAACTGCTCCGCCAAGTGCCATACCTGTGGCACGGCAACGAAGGATCAAGCAAAGATCCTCGTCCACCCACACAAGATGGAGATGCGCGACAGCATCACCGAGTGGATGTGGCCAGCCTTTGAGAGCGAGAGCAACAACAAGGCGGTCATCTACGAGACCGACGACAACCACTTCCAGATCCGTACGTGGAACGGATACTTCCCAGACGTTCAAGCAGAGCGACCGCTCATTGAGCGAATGGCCAAGAGGGCTGACCTCGTTACCGTCAGCACGGGTCCAATCAAGACTGCGTATAGCCATCTCAACGACAACATTAAGGTCATCAGAAATGCAATCGATCCTTCGATTTATACGACTAGTGCTACACGCCCAGAACACGGCGGTGACAAGCCACGCGTGGTCTATTACGGCAGCACGGCGCGAATGCGCGACTACGCCGGATACCCTAGTGGTGTCGGTGGGAAGTGGGAAGGCGGATACGCGGGGAAGGCGATTGAAGATCTCCGTAAGGAACTCTGGAACGTCTTCATCGGAGTAAACCCAGGTACCGAACACGTCATCGCCCCGTTCTTTGACGAAGCGTTCCATTACGTAGAGAACATCAAGCAGTTCACCGAGATCCTTGCAAAGAGCCACCCAGACATCGGCATTGCTCCGCTTGGCGGGGATGACTTTGACCGCTGCAAGTCTGAGCTGCACTGGCTGGAGTACGCGATGGTCGGTGCCGCGTTTGTCGGTGAACGATTCAAGTACGGCGAAGCACCGTACTCAATGGTCAAGCACGGCGTTGACGGACTGCTCGCCAAGGGGCGTCAGGAATGGTTTGACGCAATGAAGTCGCTGGTCCGAAGCAAGGACTTGCGCGAACAACTCGCGGGTGCGGCTAAGGAGCGCGTACTCAAGGAATACGACTACAAGGATCGGGCGGTCGAATGGGCCGATGCCTTCAAGTGGGCAGTAGAGCATAAGGGGATTTGGAAGAATGGCAGGAGAATCACTAACAACGCTTAGGACGTCGGTACGGTCCGACTTGCGTGACACCGCTGGTGCCACGTGGACAGACACAGAGATCAACGATCTTGTCAACTCCGGCATTGACTGGCTGAACGGGCTATACCCGAAGGAAGCCATCCAGACCACGGCGTACACCCAGCCAATCTCTGGCGCGGTGTTCTCTGTTGCGCTGTCTGCTGTCAACTGGCCGTTCCGCGTGGACGTGTACACAGACGCTGACAAGTACCGCGAGACGCTCTGGCCATCCAGCGGCGACGGTCCTGACTCAGGGTGGGAAGTCCACAACAACATCATCTTCTTCCCGCCGCACTACGTTCTCCCCGACACCGGCACGTTGCGCATCTTCGGATACACAGGCTTCGTGCAGCTTTCTTCCAACACCGCAACAACCGATATGGACGTGACCGCCATCGCCTCGATGCGCGTGTGGGTCCAAGCCGAAGCGTTCAACCGACTCCTCTCCGACCGCGTTGCCTTCCAGCAGTGGCAGGTACAGTCGGGAAACTCCGACGTCTCGGCGCTCTCGCTTAACCAGATCGCCCTCTCCAACCAAGCCCGAATCAGGCGGGAAGAGACAAGACTCCGCCGTATGCGGAGGCTTGGCTAATGGATTTTACTAAGCCGATCTATCTCTCCAATCAATCAGGAGGTTTGCTGGACATCAACAGCATTGCAGCCTCTGACCTAACCGCATCGGTTGGACCGCGCAGCGGATACAAGGTAATGGCAACGTCTGTTGGCGCCTCTAATGCCGTCGGCTACGTGGACAAGCGAG